TAGCCCGTGTCGGTGAAGTGGACCCCGTCGGCGGCGTAGTAGGTCGTGTTCGACGTCGCCGCGAGGCTGGAGAACCGCGCGTCGGCCGCGAAGTCGATGACCCCGTCGGCCCCGGCGGCGTTGCCCCGGATCATCGTGTTCAGGTCGCTGATGTTGGTCTGGGTGGTCGTCTGCGTGTCCCACGGCTGGGTGCCGAGGAAGACGTGCGTGAACCCGTAGGAGTGGAGCTTCGCCACCCACGCCGTCAGGTAGCCGTAGACCTGCGTCGGGGTGGCCCCCGCGAGGTAAAAGTCGTTGGTGCCGCCGAACGCGACCGCCGCCTGGCCGGCCGCCCAGTCGTCCTGGAGTTTGAACGCGCCGAAGTTGACGAACGTGGACGCCTGGATTCCGTTCTGCCCGAAGTTGGTCATCGTCCACGGCGGCGCGCCGAGCAGGAATTGCGCGTGCAGCGGGTAGCTGTCCGCGCCGGTGAGGGGCAGCGTGTTGTTCGTGCTGGACGGCGCGCCGTAGGTCCGCGAGTCCCCGACGCAGAGCAGGTCTTTCGTCGTGCGGGAGAAGTAGGTCGCCCCGAGGTAGTTCGTCGCCGCGACCCGGTCGGAGTCGGACAGCGACGAGAAGAACGCGGCCTCGACGACCCGGCCGGTGAGGTAGCCGCCGGCCGCCTGCCGCCCCATGTAGAGGGTCGAGCCGCCCGCGTAGGTCGTCGCGTTGACCCCGTTGTTGAGGGTGAGCGTCTGCTGCGACAGGTTCCGGAACAGCCGCAGCTTCGCCGCCGGGGTCGACTGCGTCCCGTCGTAGACGAGCGAGGCCACGTAACCCTGGTTGGTCACGGGGACTTGATTCGAGGTCTGCGCCGCCGCCGAGTTGAAGTAGCCGAAGAACCCGCCGTCGATGCACAGGACTGCGAGCTGGTCCTGCGTCGTGGTGACGAACCCCGACGCCGGGCAACCGCTGTCGATCTGCGCGGCGACGACCCAGGCGCCCGACGTCTTGCTCTGCGTCCACGGGAACGCCGCGTTCGTGAGCCACTGGCTCGACGCGGTGAGGAAGTTGACCGCCGGGAGCCCCTTGAACCTGTTGGTCGCGAGCGTGGGCCGGTTGCCGGCGGTGGCCTGCGTGAGGTGGTAGCCGTTCCCCGACTGGTCGTCCCACCGGCCCACGGGGTCGGCGTTGGCGACCGCCGGGGTCGTGCCGGCCGTGTCCTGCCAGAGCCCGGCGTCGGCTTTATAATAGGCTTTCAGGCCGGGTATGGCGGGGATGGGGTTTACGGGCATCGCAGCCTTTCAGGGTTCGCGCCGGGGGGCTACAATTGCCGGCATGGGGTACTTGATCGCCTGCGCGTTGATCCTGACGGCTCTGGCCTTCGCCCGCCTCCGCCCCGCGCCCGGGCCGGACGACGACGGCGACGTCTCCGGGTTCGCGCCGGGGGGCTGAGCGGGCGGCGTCACGGCGTCTCCGTGGGGTCGGTCGAGGCCGTGACGACCAGGGATCGGCGCCGGCCGTCGGGGTCGCAGCAAGCGACGACGTTGTAAACGGTCGCGCCCTCGAGGAACCGGCCGGCCGGGCTGAACTCGAAGCCGGGGTGCCGGAGCGTCAAAACGTGGGTCACGACGGCCTGTTGCTGCTGGGCGGTGATCAGTTCGCGGCCGTTCGGGGCCCGCACCTCGGCGCGGTAGGTCGCGGCGGTCGTCCAGACGGGCTGAAGCTGGCCGAGGGCGTCGGCCGCCGGCGCGTTGGTCTGGTAGGCCAGGGCGTGTCTGAGCGAGCCGGCGCGGATGCCCATCAGCCGTATGATCCATGATCAAGGGTGGACAGGATCGACCTGATGGCGTCTTCGTTCATGCCCCCGGAGTCGTCGCCCCGGTTCTCATACATCCCGGCCACGCCCAACAAAATCGCGGTCTGGATCACGGCCAGGTCGCCGGCGGGAATGGCGGAGGCGGTGTCGCCGTAGCCCGCGACGTACGTGATTTCGATGGCCCCGGGTCTCGGCAAAACGACGGGCCAGGTCTGGCCGAACTTCGGGGCGATCCGCGCGGGGGTGCCGGTCTCGAAGGTGTAGACGGTCGGGCTGACCGTCTGAAGCGTGCCGCTCGGGTCATAGTACTTGACCGAGGTCACCGACTGCACGGGCGGCCGGTAAAGCGGGATCGGGACCGTCGAGGTCGGGAGCCACGAGGGGATCGTCGGGCCGAGCTGGCGAATCTGGCGGTTGTAGTAGCCGCCGGAGCTCGGGAAGCCGTCGAGGTGCAGCATCAAGGTTTGAGTGATGAAGCTTTGCCTTAATTCCTTCTCGCAGAAGGCGCGGCAAGCCGAGATCAACCGCGTCACGAGCGTATCGTCGGCCGCGACGATGTCCCTGCATTGAAGGACGGCGTCGGCCAGCGCGACGGGCTCGACGGCGGGCGGGGTTAAAACCGTGAGTCGCTCCACGCGTTCACTTCCTTCGGACTGCGGCCTTCTCGGGGGAGGCGTCGGCGGCGAGCGAGGCGGTTTCGAGCGGCGGCGCGGGCGGGTCGGGCTTCAGGACCTCGGCCACGCCGGCGGCGGCCAGCGCCCGGGCCTGGCGGTCGTCGGCTTCGACCGAGTCGCCGGGCGCGTACGTGCGGCCGCAAAAGTGCTGAGGCTGGAGGAACCGGATTCGGGGCATGGGGTTCTCGGCTGGAGGAGGTGGCCCCGGGGCGGGGCGTGCGACCATCGCCCCGGGGCTGTGGCGGGCTTAGCTCGTGATCATGTCGACGATGACCGAGAAGCTTTCCTTGTGGCGGAGGTTGATGTCGGCGTCCTGAAGGACGACCACGCGCACCGTGCCCGAGTTGGAGCCGGTGTAGGGGTCGACGAGGACGTCGAGGCCGCTCCAAAGGGCGATGACGAGGTCGGACCAGTTCCCGAAGATGATGGGCGAAAGCGCGGTGCCGGTGCCCTTCGTCAGGTTGGAGGGCAACTGGTTGGACACCCGCGCGCTGTAGCCGTTGACGAGGCCTTGCGGCACGCCGTTGGCGTCGGGCGACTGCGTATCCCAGAGGTAGACCGGGAAGGTCGAGCCGATCTTCGCCGTCTGCTTCAGGGTCGAGCGGCCCTGGGCGTTGACCATGTAGGAGAGGTTGCCGAAGTCGGCGTTGGCCACCGCAACCTGGGTCTCCATCTGCACGAGCGCGGGGTAGGTCGGCGCGGCGCCGTTGGTGCCGAGCGAGACGGTCGGGATGCTCGCGTAATTCAGGATGCCCGTCGGCTGGTTGCTGGAACCGGTGCCGGCGAGCGCGGCGAGGTCGAGGGCGCGGGCGACGACCGCCATCAGGTCGTTCTTGACGAACTGCTCTGCCGACTGGTTGCTCTCTTCGAGGAATCGCCGGCTGTAGTCGGTGTAGGCCCCGACCGTCTTGGGGCTGAAGGCGACCTGATCGATCGTCTGATTGCTGGCGGTCGGGGCGCCCGACTCCGCGACCCAGTAGCCGGTGCCGGCCCCGCTCTGACGCGGGATCGCGAAGAGGCCGTGCATGTCGGTCATCACCGTGCAGCCGGCGGCGCGGACGGCCATCCGGGTGCGCAGGAGGTCGATCAGCGTCGGGGCCAGGATCGTGGGGATGGAGCCGGTGCCGGTCGTGGTGTTCAAGACCCCGGTCCGGGTTTCATGGCCGGAGCCGGCCGCCAGGTCCCAGGGGACCAAGACGCCCTGCGAGGGCCGGTTGCGGCGCTTGGCGAGTTCCTGGTGCTCCTCGGCCTCGACTCCGTCGAGCTTGCCGCGACCCTCCCGGGCGTCGAGGCTCTGGCGGATCGCCTTGACCAGGCTGTAGGGCTTGTGGCCCTTCATGTTGGCCGGGTCGGAGTGCGGCAGGGGGTCGCCGTGGCGGACGCCCCGGGAATCGACGGCCGACTCCAGGCCTTCGAGGCGTTCGGCGAGGACGGCGTCGGCTTCGTGGGCGTCGGCGGCGTCGAGGCGCTTGCGGATCTCGGCCTTTTCCTCGGCCGTGAGGGCGCGGGCCTCGGCGTCGGCCTTCTTGCGGATCTCGGTCGCGGCGGCCACTTCGGCGCCGCGCTGCTGGCGGATTTCAAAGGCTTTGGGCACGGGATGAACCTTTAATGATGGGACAGGAGGGATGAACAAACGGGCGGACCATGCGTCAGACGGAGGAGGCGTTGTCGAGGCGGGCGAGCAAGGCGGCGGCGTCGTCGGGCTCGGACTCCGGCGTCGGCTCCGGGGCCGCTTCGGGCGTCGGCTCCGGGGCGGGCGCG